AGCCAGCATTCTGTTTAATTGATCTAAAGAAGAATCAACGTGAGATTGAGGAAGACTGTCTAATACCTCTGGGCCACCAATCAAGATGACTCCCGCTGTAGTTCCCGTAGACACATTAATACCTCCAGACAGTAGATTGCTTTTAAGATTCTCTCTAACCACACGGGCAATAGCTACTGGATCTTTCCAGTCTTGGACAGGGGATGCTCCAAAAATCATAATTCCTGAATTCAATATCCCCTTGTAATCATTTTTGTCGAACGACGAATAACTACTATCTTTAGCGGAGGTTAAATTGAACAAGTGAAACAATCCCGCAAAGCTGCTATTCGCAACTTCCCAGAATTTAGAAATCGCTACGTTAGGGTATAATGAAGATACTTTTTCATTGTCTAATATAATTAAAGGGGACACTAACTTCTCCCTTACTAAAGCGCAAACATTTCTCAGGGTTTGAGCAGCGTTTGCATTTACCTTAGCTCCTTCTGATTTTTTAGGTAATGTTAGAATTACCCCCACTTGTTTATCTGTTGCTTTCGTTATCTCTTGAACCTCCTTAGCCAAATCGACTAATGGACGTACCATTCCGGATCCAGTACCACCTCCGGCACCAGCACAAATGAATATTCGATCAAGCGATTCCCCGAAAGAATATCTCATAAAATCAATTACATCTTCTCTATTTTCTTCCAGAACTTTTCTCGCGACCTCAGGGTCCTTACCCGCGCCACCTCCCCCGACACATAATTTATTTTTCAAATCCACCGCGTTTAGATCTTGTTGTGCGGTGTTTATAGCTGCAACACGATTATATCCCAGCTTGGAAAAAGTTTGCGCAAGTCTGGAACCACCTTGTCCTGCCCCCAAAAAGCAAAACTTAAAAGATACCTGAACATCGTCCTCTACAACTGTGCTACCATACGCTGAAGCATCAGATACTTGTGGGACCAAGAGATCGTCAGGTAAGGATATGTCTGCGTCTCCATAAAACGACTTAATCTGATTGTCGTTAATGTCGTTATTGGGTGTTTCGTTTTCGTTTTCGTTCATGATATTTATTACACTTTTTTTAGTTTAACAAGGTCCGCCCATGTGGGTACCACAGCAAGTGTCACAATCGCCATAATCAGTAGAATCTGCCAAGCTTCCATCGGGTGTTCCGCCCTGATCCACAGCCGTAACTTCACCGCAATAAGGCATCGCGCTGAAATCCGTCCATGCAACAAAATCCCCAATTTGCACTGGGCCAGCGCCGTATTGGTCATCAATTACAACAGTTCCCGTAACGCCATCACAATGCGTTACGTGATAATTGTTTCCTCCGGCCGCAGCAGTAGTCGTTGTAGTCGTGCCCCCATATGGGTTAGAGGTTCCGTCTCCAGAATGCGGACACGTAGGTGAAGCGGCTACGTAAGTCGCTTGAGTTTGGTCAACGTATACAGTTGCCAAGATAACGTCTTTCGCCCATCTTATGGTTTCTACGTTTGTTGCGTTTGTCGAATTTGGGTCGTCACTTTTATATGGAATTATTACATTTCTAGATGTGTTTTCGTGATTGTCTCTAACGATAAGCCAATCCGTATCCTTCTCAAGGGAAATGTCGTCTAATGCGCCCTTTGCAATATACCCGATAATTAAGACCGTGTGTCCCAATGCGGTCCCACCCCAAATGGGCGGATCAGTAGAATCATCAGCCGTATAATTTGTATTATCAAAACCTACACCATTATTAGTCGTATCAAGACTCCAATAGCCAGATCCATTTGGTCCTCCGGCTCCGGCTATATACGCGCTCTCTATCGAGTGTGTAGTATTTGGAAAACCAGCAGCGACAGAACGACTCGACTGAGAAACATTCCATCCTTGCAGGCAAGCAATAACTGTGCGGTTTTGGTCTATTTCGGTTTTAATCGTTTCCCACGTCATTACTTCATCTACCCCCGCTCTCGAAGAGCTTGGGGTGCCAGTATCTATCCAATAACGTGGTAGAATTCCAATAGGTGGTTCTGGGGTTAGTGGGCTTATTGGGTGGGTTTGTCCTGACGGGAAAGAAGGCACGGTGCCATCGCCAGCCCTATGGTAAACTATTCCAACCATATTACTATACCCAGCGTGCCTATAAAAGTCTTTTATTCCTAGGTAAATGTTATGTATACGTGTTCCTAGCCCGTTAAGATTAATTAAATTTGAAACGTTGGGGGCGGTAGCCGTACCGGCTGTCACTCGCGTACCAGCAACTGCACCATCCTGAGAAGAATCATTCGTATTCATAAACCAACCAAAGTCGGTAAGTTTGCAACTGGTTCCACCTACCCCGGTGTAATCATACCAACCTTCCATGGCGTTTTTAGCAGCCCTTACGTTTGGACCGTCTACTAAATAATCTCCCCAACCCACAGCGCTATCCCAAGTTTTTGTTCCTGTGCCAGCGATCCCATGAGTTGGGTTATCGTGATCTCCAGCATTCATTAAATCGCTTATTCCGTCAACGTGACCTGATGCAGCTGCTGGAAGGACTAACCCAGTGCTATTAAGATGTCCTAATTGGCAAGCCGCCGCAGTTGGAGCGCACCACGCATCAAACAATATTACGTTGGGGCTTGGATAAGCGCTTGCCGAATTTGAAATATCTCCGGCATTAATTATACCAGCAGAGGTTTCATAATAAATTGGTTGTATCCAATCTGGAATAGATCCATCTACGAATTTTGTTTCTACATCGTCATTTGTAATCGTCACGGTGTGAAGATTAGTCGTTATGCTAGGCGTTGATTGTGTTACTCCTCCGATTTCCCACGTAGGTGCCGTGGTGTTAAGTCCACCAGAACCGTCATCTAAGTAAACCTTAAAAGCTTCGTGCCCCTCTAAAGTAACGTCACCGTTTATAGTTATATTAATCTGCAGAGTCGTGACAGACGCCTGAAAGGTTAATGTGCCATATGCGCTAACATAATCTGTATTAGCTATAGCTGTATCATCAGCCGTATACCAACGTACGGTTGCTACACCCGTGCCATTACTCCTAGTGACAGTTACGCCATGGGTTGTCGTTCCAGAATCCCCTTCGTTAACTGAAGATGATGCAGGCGCCGTAAAATAAATATCTAAAGTGGCGGGCGCAGCAGTGGTTGTCGCTGCGGCGGTAGTCGTCGTGGGAGAGCTGCTGCTCCGGCTGCTACTCATTATAGCAATATCGTTCGTGACAACTATGTAGTAAGTAAGGGTTATGTAAGCGTTTACGTCTGTATACACCCCTTTACCATCGGGAACTTTAATATTGCTATTCTGTTGTTTTTGATTTAAATACGTTAGAAAATCGCCCCCACCATTTGCGTCTGTACCCAGCTTGCCATCACCAGATGACACCATGATATCACGTATGACAATGCTTTTTCCGGCCGAAGGCTTAGGGATAAGTAACCCATCGTTTTCGCTTAAATAGGTGGGGTTCCTACTTATCACTAGTCCGGGAGATCTTCCCCCCCTTCCTGAATTCCGGTAGCTCATATTTTCTTGTTTTGTGCTCGCAACGCCTCTAGTCTTTTTTGCCCCTCGGTTTTGTTACTCTCCGCACTTCCTTTCGTTGTGGGGTAATACGCCTTACTACGACCCTTGGGGTGTTCGTGACAATCGCATTTACATTTGTTTAAATTACATAAACCCACCTTACATAACCAATGTTTAATTTTCTTCCAGATTTTTTTCATTTTCATCCTCCTCGTTGGCTTTACTGTGGTATAATACACTCCCCATAAACGAATCGACTTGATGCTCTAAGCATATCTCTGAGATCTCCTCGACAACGTCATGATTTTTATCCACAGGCTTTTCACAATATTTTGAGACTGCTTCCCCCCAGTCACTGGGAGTTTCGTTGGAAATAATTACTTCCGCAACGCTTGTTGCTATTTCTTGTTGTTTTTTGTTTAATTTTTTTACTTTGTGGATTTTTCTCAAGTGGGCTTCTACCTTTTTTTCTAACCCCTGAAAAAGAATCATATTATCTTTTATTTTATTAAAGCTGAAAAGCGATTTTGATTCTCTCTTTTTTTCTTGAGGTATTCCGTCTGTTCCGCTGGGTCTTCCGGCGGGTTGTTTTACGGCAGGTTGTTTTACGCGACGTGAATCCATTCGTGGTTGAGACACCGGTTGCCCCGGTTGCCCCGGGGGAGGCCCCTGTTGAGCCATCCGTTTTTGAGCTTTGTCCGCCTGCTTGATGTCTTTATCTTTCATTTCCTTTTGCAGCTTACCCTGTTTGTCGGCGAGCTCTTTTTGTGTGGCGGGTCCGCCAACGATCGGCTCATATAAACCTTGGTTTTTGTGAGCTTTGAATTCTTTTTGAGAAATAAGCGATTCTTCTGGGGTAGGCAGCCTGCCTGTTTCCATCGCCTGCAAGCCCTCTTCCGGGGTTAAGATTCCCACCTCAACCAACCGACTGTAAACTTTTGCGAGATTTGTGCTTTCCCTTAAGGAGATTTCGTCAAAAAGCGGGGTAGGGTAATTTTTAAGCTTCATCTCTTCCGCTACCCTTTTGACTTCCGGAATTAAAAAATCGCTAAGAAATGTTTGTCTAGCTTGATTAAGTCTCGCCAAGAATATTTCTACCTTCGTGGAAAAACTGCTAGCTTTATCCCCCGTGTCAGAAGACACCCCTGATCCCGCGCCGGTAATCATACTGTTTAACCCTGCCTGAATATCTGAATTGATAACTTGATATTTCTTAGGATCTAATAAATCTCCTATTTGAGGAAGGACGAACTGGGCCTTGGTAGTGTAATCCGCTATCAAAACTCGACCAACTGATTGGTTTTCGAAAAGTTTCTGTAGATGTATTAAGTTCTTTTGATTTACTCCGCCCTTGTCTGGATCTGTTCCTGTCGTAACGAGTAGTACCGCCTGCTGCATCGTTCTTGCAATTGCCATGTCCATTCGTTTCAATTCTGACTTAAAGTTTATGTCCTCAAGCACGGGGTAGCCCATGGGTACAGCAAATGGTTCATAATCCATCTTCTTATAAAAGATTGCGTAAATCTTGTCTTCCTCCAGTGGGATATTAATACTGTTTAAAACGTTGCCGCTATTTAAGAGCTTCTTAACGTCATCAGGTAAAGATTCTCTTATTTTTTTATCTTCTTCTGTTCTCGGGCTCCGGATCCTCTCTATCTCGTAATCAGTTAAAACTTTATGATATTTTTTCACATCAGAGGAAAAGCTAAGTGAACCAGATAGCTGAATATCCGCTGGGTTAAGCACGACATACCTGTGGGGAATTTTAATTTTTTTCGCACCGAAGGTCTGAGAAATCTTCTTGACGTCTGCCGGCTTTAGCGCAGCGTCAAGCCTGTAGAGAAAAACGTTTCCTGACCTGAAATATTCCCTGAAAAATTGATCCTGCAAATCCCAAATGTTTACCTTTTTCAATAACGCCTCGAAAAACCTTCTCGACTTCTTGCTTCCCCCCCGAAAGTATATCCTTGCGTTTGAAAATTCAGTCATTAAATCTATAGCGTTTCTAAAAACAGAGAAATTATAATAAGCTTTTTGACATAAAACAACCGCATCCCTAACCGAAAGCCCCCCTTTGTTGTCCGTTTTCCTAAAGGGAACTAAGCCCTTATCGATATTTCCAAACTTGTCGCTTCTTTCAATTGTGCCAGAAACGTTTCTCCTCATCGCCGTTCTGTCTGAAGAAGAGGCGTTGCTTTGGTATGGTGAAGCAGAGGCTTCGGAAACCATTAAGGGGATAACATTTTCCGCTTTTTTCTTCCTCGGCTTCCCCGCGGCAGTTGTTGTCTTTTTTGAAACGCTCATTTTAGGGTTTTTTTTCTTGTTTTGATTAATAAAATCTTGTTTTAGATTACACCATTCTTGGCACAAAGGTTGCGGCCACGTCATCTATTTCATAATTTTCCATATCGAAGTAGCATTTTACAGCCCAGTTCGCTAAAAGTAAAGCTGTATAATTATCTTTTCTTGCCCTATTCGTGGCTGTGCTCCTTTTCAAGTGTTGTGGCAAATCAAAAGTTTGCGTCCCCCTCGAGGTGGTTTTGACCTCCACAAGAGCGCATTGTTTTTTAACTTGATATACTAGATTATCTTGGGTTTCGATGAACATTCCTAAATTTTCTTCATGGATGTGAGACAGCTTTATCTTAGACATGCTTTGCTTATCGAATTCCGAGCCATTCGCTGTGGTTCTTGACGCGAACCATAGTCTTTTATAGTCAATATCTGCTTGAAGTAACTCGTTCGCTTTTCTAATCCAGTCGCTAGAGAACACTTGGTTAAACACTATTTGTCTATTTTCTTTATTATACGCCCTCTTAAAGTCTCTTATTTGTTTAATGTAATCAGTCCCTTCTTTGTTAGAATCAAATTCGATGGATTTCAGGTTAATTTTATCGTCTAGGAAAAGTT